CATTTGTTGTATTTGCTGCACTTCAACATTCCTGTCGAATTCAATTTTTCTCTCTATCTTCGTCTCAGTCTTCGTCTCAGTCTTCGTCTCTATCTTCGACTCTATATTATTTCTCTCTCTCTCTCTCTCTTTCGAATTCATTCAACTGACGCTCGCGTCAGTTAACAACAGCTCGCTGTTGTTGTATTATCGAGCATGTAATTATTCTCTCAAATCTCTCTAATCTAATGTAAGAACGAACGAACGTTCGTTCGACCGACGTTCGTCGGTCTCTATAATGTATTGTGATATGGTATAGAGAACTAATAATGAAGACTAACGGGCCTACGACAGAGAATTCGTAAAGAAAGAGATAAGCACTCGATAAAATTCAAATGCTTATCTCTTTCTTCGATTTATTTCTCTAGACTTACTTTCAACAACTACATTGTTCAATACGATGAACGGTTACTTGGCAGGTCAGTGGTCTCCAAGGCTCTTTTCATTGCGAATGCTTGACGCTTTCGGGTGATTGTATGCTAAAACAATCTCACTTCTAGTAGTTATCTTCCGTATAGGCAACAGCCATCAAAGTTATTCCTACTCAGGTTGTTCTAAAGTTTTCTCTTTCTTTAGCCTGGGAATCGTCCGTACCATTATAGCATTGTTAGATCGATTCACGTCCTCATTTGTAACCGCCTGTGGCATGGTTCTCGTAGTGAGGCTTCTACTATATGTTATTCCCCTAGTGTTACAAATATATAATAAAGAATCATTGATTTGCAACTGTATTATTTATAAAGATTAAATTGACAATTTTTGTCAATTGCAAATATAATAAAGAATCATTGATTCGCTGCTCTTTTCTTTTATATTCTTCCTATCGTGAAGCCAGGTGGACATTCATAAGTTAACACTGAACTAACACCATTATTATACCAATGTCGTCCTCTAACATTTGTGTTGCCTTTAGCATTTGTATTGCCTTTTTTAGCTGCTGACATTTTTTCTTTTACTTCTTCAGAACGCTTGCCTTTAGCATTTGTATTGCCTTTTTTAGCTGCAGACATTTTTGCACGATGTTCAGCAGTAAATTTCATACCTTTTTTAGCTTTTGAGTAATTACGCTTTGCTTCTTTAAAATTGCAATTTTCTTTTTGTGTGCACCATCGCAAATTTCTTACATCGTTAATGTGCATATTGTCGGGTGTATGAGTTATGTGATCTATTACATTGCGTTGCTTTAGAATATCATCTTCAGTCTTTACGATGAAATTATTAGCTAAAAAATGATACACGCGCATTTGTAATCTTTTTTCGCCTACAAATACGTGTTGTCCATAGCTTGCGATTTCAATTTTGCCATTTTTTCTCATAATTCTGCCACAATTACTTACTGCAATAATCGTAGCTCTATAGTTAGACTTATTTCCAGTCGATATCCAAATTTCTCTTTGTCCGTTAATCATATTTCTAGTATAATAAAATTTTTGTCAGTTGTAAATAAAAAAAAAATGAAAAAAAAACGAATCAGTATGAAAAGTAGTGCACGTTTGTGCACTAATAGATTTGCAACAGAAGACAAACCAAATTCTGAACACAATAAATAAATAGGAATTAATATACAGAATTCGTATGCAAACAAAAATAATTAATTATATTTAATAAATACAATAATACTTAAAGAGAAAATAAAATGCCTAGAATTATTACAGAAAAATTATATAACACAGTTAGCAGAGCAAAATTATATGACGCTGAATATCATTTGAAAAATTCTTATTTGTCGAATTTATTAAAGACGCCTGATGCAATTGACGAATATAAAGAACAATTAGCATATCTTGAAAAATACGATAACAACCGTGTGACAGACACTTACGTGACTTTGCGACATATATTCAACGAATTTGGGTATATCGACGCGTATACCATGCAGACTTGCATTGCTGATGTGAATAAATATCATAATTCACGTAAAAAAATAAAATAATTTAGCTATAAATGCTGAGGAATTAAAATATGAGCGATTATAATAAATACGTCACAGATGATAAAACCAGAAAGAAATTAGGCCAATTCTGGACTCCTGCAGAAATTATTATCAAAATGATGGATAAAATTCCAGAAGACACATGGAAAGACCCAACAAAGACATTTTTAGACCCAACGATGGGAAGTGGCAATATAATTATCGAAATGCTTAAAAGACGTATAAACGAATATAATATAGACCCTAAACAGGCGCTGCAGACAACGTATGGAATAGAAATAGACGTAAACACATATTATCAAGCTTTAAGTAGAATATCTGATTTTATGGCAAATTATATAAACGTAGAAGACGACGAAATACACGCATTAATTAAAAATAATTTCGTATGTTCTGATATTTTCGAATGGGATATAGAGAAATGGCAAAAAAAATAGACGTTGCAATTATGAACCCGCCTTATAATAGAACTCTTCATTTACAGATTTTGGAAAATGTTATTCCTATTGCAGATAAAGTAGTCAACATTAGCCCAGCAAATTGGTTCGCTAAGCATAATCGTTGGAAGCAAGCTTTTATAAAGTATAACACATCAGTTGTAGGAAAGCCGTGTAATATAACGTATATTGAACATAGAGAAGCAAATGATATTTTTGGGTTAGGAAATCCAATTGAACGTCTTGCTATATTGCTATATGACAACAAAAATGCAGCAAAGATCGATTTGTTGAAAGAGGAATTTAGTAGTAATATAGAATTTTCTATATTCAATAAAGTATTATCGCCTAGAACTGAAAAAGTGGGCTGGCTAAATGGAGATAATATGGTTGAGCCAAAAAATACGACCATGCAATATACACAACCTGTTAATATTTGGCATGGCGGAAAAAATTGTTATGATGCTGCGCTTGGTGTGACAAAAAATCAGCAAAAAGGGAAAATTCTATGTCAAGCACAATTCGCGACACAGCAAGAGCTTGACAATTTCAGAAATAGCATGAAGACTAAATTCATGAATTGGTATTATTATAGCATTGTTGTTCCTGGAGATTATAAAATTGCAAATCATATGTTCAGAATGAAAGACTATACTCAGCCTTGGGATGACAAAAGATTCTGCGAATACTTCGATATCACAGGATATATTGATGACGAACACGCTGCGCCAGGTTCTGAATGGGAAATCATTTTGAACACGATGCATGAATAAGCATATGCCTAAATTTGATGTTGCAATTATGAATCCGCCGTATGCTGGAACTCTTCATTTGAAGATCCTTGAAAAGGTTATTCCTATCGCAGACAAGGTTGTCAACATTAGCCCAATTGGCTATGCGCTCGATTGGCCTGTATTCTACAATTTAAAAAATACACCTAACTTCAAGACAAAGCAATACATATTAAAGCGTATTGCATCGTGCGAACAGATTACTGTTGCGCAAGCAAATGATATGTTCAAGATAGGTTCATTTGTGAATCTAGCAATTACAACTTATGATGGCGAAGAACACGATATTGGTATGAAATTATATCTTACTGATAAGCGCAAGAGTAAGTCTGTATTTGAGAAAGTTATCTTATCTATTGCAAATGGCACGTATGACAACTTAGCTGCTCATATTCAAATTTCGACTATTCACGGCAATCCGGGCTGTAAAGACGAGTTCGATGTGGTAACTCCGCAATACAAATTAGTTGAACATCTGAGGCCTAAAAATATGCCAGAATCAGATTTCATCAACTGGCATAACAGTTGTAATACTATGTTCATGAAATATTGCAATTTGCTTACTAGACAAGGTCAGGGACTTAATCCAAAATACCTTCCTTACATGCAAGACTACACACAACCTTGGACAGACAAGAGATTTTGTGAATACTTCAATATCACAGGATATATTGATGACGACCATGCCGAACCAAATTCTGAATGGGAAATTATTTTGAACACAATGAAGGAATATGTGTAATGCCTAAATTTGATGTTGCAATTATGAACCCACCATATGACAAGAATTTGCATCTGAAGATTCTTGAAAAAGTAATTCCAGTCGCAAACAAGGTTGTCAATATTAGCCCTGTTCGTTGGTTGCAAGACCCATTGGCTAAGTATAAGAAGAACAGTGACTATAACAAATTTGAAAATAGTATTAGCAAGAAGATCGAAAGTCTGGAGTTAGTTAAACATGAAAAAGCTGCCGAGATTTTCAATATCAGGCAGGAGGCTGATTTAGCCATTCTAATGATAGGGAGTGGCGGTTTTGATTATGTTGCGTTTTCATCAAATCCAATTATAGAAAAGATACGTTCTAACGCTGATTGTGTTCTTTCAAATGTTATGGAAAGTAATATTAGCGAAGGTTGGCGTGTAAAACTTGTAGATTTGAAGCCGCTGAATGCTGGTTCTAATGGTAAAAAAGGAACAGCTGGATGGTATAATAGATACATCTTGCTTCATCAAAATAAGTCATGGGTCTATAAAGATGGTTACCAAGCTGGAAAGCACTGGTCAGCGTATAATGGAACATCTGGCTGTAAGGTTTTTACAGAAAATGATAAAATACCAGCTAGTATAAAATTTGATACAAACGCTGAGGCAGAGAATTTTGAAAATTCAACTAAAACGCTGTTTTATAAGTATCTTGTGTTTAGCATGAAAATGAATTCTCATACACCTTTCAACGGTTTGCCTTTTATGCAAGACTACACACAACCTTGGGACGATAAAAGATTTTGCGAATATTTCAATATCACAGGATATATTGATGACGACAATGCTGAGCCAGGCTCTGAATGGGAAATCATCTTGAATACAATGAAGAAATATAGCTAAAATTAGTAGTGCACAAACGTGCACTTCAGATTTGCAGCAGAACCAAATTCTGAACATAATAAATAACTAGGAGTTAAAAATATGAAATTTACAGCAATTAGCGAAATTAAAGAAGATTTGAAAGAAATTAACGATATCTTGAAGAAGATGCAAGCAAATATAAAATTACTAGAAAATAAATGTATACATTTCGAAAAAATTAATTATATTGATATTAACAACGAAAAAGAAATAGGAATTAATATGCTTAATATTGAACAAAATTTAGAAAATATCAAAGAATATAGGCCTAACTGGACAGACGAAGATAAGACAGCTTATGTCGATAAGTTGAAGTATATCAACGAGAATTACGACAAATTGTTAGCTATACACCATGCTCTTATCTCGAATTCTTTGCGCACATTCGATTATTTATCAGACGCTACTGCTGAATTCCTGTTGTCATATTTGAGAGGTAAATAATGACTGAAGAACAAATGGACCAATTCGAACATGATATGCTTGCGGAAGAAGCAAATCTAAATATTGAAGATCTTCGACAATCTATTATCGATGAAAAATTAAATGAATTAATAGCGTATTATGACTTAGACTCACGACTTGAGCAAATTTTCTGCTAACTTCTAGGCTTTCTGTAAACAATTCATGCATATTCCTCCTAAGTGTATGAAAAAGACCATGGTAAATTTACCATGGTCTTTCTTTTATAAATATAACAATGCCAAAACATTATGAAAAAATAGCCATAGACGTCGAACATGAATTATATGGCTTAACAGACTCAGAAAAAAGAGAATTACTAGAAAATATTAAATCAATTCTAGAAATTCGTGGTGATATTAAGAGTATTAAAAAATTAGAGAAAATTAACGATAAAATCGCTAAATACACTGACGCTAAGCTACTCTAACCCATCTGCATAGACAATTATATCGACCATTTCTATCTGGAACGTGTGGGTACCAATTTGGCTTAGGGCCATTAACAGTATAGCCATTCATAGCCATACATTTGTGACAACAACCAGGGTTAGCCATAAACTTCCATTTTTGACCTAATTTACCTGACATGCGCGAATTGCGAACTCTTCCTAATAAAGCCCTAGCTAACATTATTTAGCCTCTTTTGTTGTATCTGGTTTGACTTCCGGTAACAACATTTTAGAAAAGCTGTCTCTGACTTTTTGTCTTTGCTTTGACAATTCCCATTCATTAAGCTTTTTAATTGCTTCACCAACAATTGGTAAAGAAGACGCTCTGTCACCATACGCCATATCACCGTATTTACCCGCGACATAAGTCAATAAATAACCTTCTGCGTCTTTGTCTGAATCGAATTTAACGTCTTCGAGTATAGCTAATAATTCTTTTCTAGCATCGTATTTGCTAACAGCGTCTAAATCTGTTGTTTTTAATACTTCATCGACGAGTTCAGCTTTTTGTTTATATGTTCCAAGAATAGGTTTTGCTGCTTTATATTTTGCCCATGCGACAGGTTTATTATTTAATAATAAATCTGCTGTTTTGTCGATAAAGTTAGGGTTTTCTTTAGGAGCTTTAGGACTTTTTTTAACTTTTTGTATATCGTTAAAAGCTTTATCCATTTTTTCTAATTCGTTAACACGCTTCAAAAAGTCAGGGTTGTATTCATTATTATATCCATATTTATCGACATGTGTGTTTAAATTCTCAGCAAATTCATTTAATGGCTGTTCACTCATCTTGTATTTAGCTTTTAACAATTCCAACTTTTTTTCAGCTTTGTCTATTGCTGGTTTATTTTTTGAGAGTTTAGCTAGCTGTAAATCGACCATAGCTTGTTTAACTTCATCTGTTGCTGCTTTAATTATATTTTCGCCGTCTTTTAACGAACCTTCAGCTAATGATATTGACTGCAACGGTTTACCAAGCTCTCTAGCTTCATTTGATATATCAGAAATAGACTTTCCTTCACCTAATTGAACAACCATTCTAGATATCTTAGGACCTCTTTTGGCACCGCCTAACATACGTCCAACCAAACCTGGAGCGGATTTAAAGGCTATAGGTGCACCGATATTCATGCCACTTCCTATCAAGGCATCAGTCACAGAAAAATCCTTTCTATCTGTGCTTTCATTATCGTCATATGACAAGGCGTCTAAACCTTCCATCATGAAAGGGTTTGTGACTGCACCAGCACCAAAATTCGTGACTGGGTTATCAATAACGACGCCTATTCCTTTGTTTACACCTTTCGCGCCTTTATCTATTGCTGTATTCGCAATATTAGCAGCTTTAGCAACTTTATCGCTTTTAGCACCTTTAGCACCTGCATTTATTAACGCGTTTGCGCCTTTAGCTAATACAGTCGGTATAGCCTGTGGTATTTTAGCAAGATATTTAAGCGCGCTGCCTGGTAAAAATGTATACGCTGCATTTTCTATAACGTCTAAACCTAAGTCTTTATAAGTATCGTCTTCGCCTCTCAGACGTCTTTCATACGTTCTTGGCGTAAAAAGTTGTTGTAAAAAATTCGTACCAAAAAATATATCTTCTCTGTCTTTTCTGACTGCTTCATCTTCTGCAGCTTTCAATACTTCATAAAAATCAGCTTTATTAGCGTCGGTAAGCTTTTTAAAATGCTCACCCTTCATTTTATCTAATACGCCAGGTTCTAAGTAGGTATCGCCAAAAATATCTTTTAATTTAATATCTTCTTTTATTAAATTTGGCTCTTTGCCAGTAATTATTTGGTTAATAGCTGTATAATTAGCATCTTTCGAAAACGGTTTAACTGCAGCATGGTCCCTATTAGCATATAGAAAAATTCTAATATCTCGGTCGTCTTTTAAGTTGTTTTTGTCATTGATATAATCATACAAATTATATAAATTCTTTTCTAAATTTTCAGATATATCATCTTTTTTAGATAAGGCATCTATTTCATCTAATACTTTTTTTCTTAATTCTGACATAGGTTTACCTCGTTAATTTTTAATCTGTTTTACGCCATTTATCGCGTTTGCATTTTTTTCGATAAATGTTGCTAAGGCTGGAATAGAGTTAGAACCATTTGGACCATAAATTGCCAAAAGCGCCTTATGACGTTCTATTCCTCTATTTGCTGCACCTAATTTAACTCCACGTAAAAAATCAAGTAAATAATTATATGCATTATCTAACAAATCGCTATAATTCTTGTTTTTTGAATCATAATAAAATTTAGATATTTCATTTAAGTTTTTATTTAAAATTAAATCATCTAATTTATCAGTAGCTTCTTCTCTAGCTTTTCTAGCAGCAGCAGCTGCCCCCTTATCCTTTTCGACTTTAGCTTTATTTAATTCAACAATTTTATCTTTTAAGGTTTGTTGTAAATCATCTTTATCGTTGCTTTCAGTATACTTATCAATTTCGACTTGTATTTTGTTAACAGCAACAGAATTAGCTAAATTTTCTTGCCATGTTAGCTTATTTATTTCATTCTTTAGATAATCAACGCTTTTGATATCGTCACCCTTTGGTTGAACGTCACCCTTTGGTTGAACGTCACCCTTTGGTGTATCTTTATTATTTCCGGTAAAGACAAAAATTGGATAATAATTTTCGCCATATATTTTATTATATCGTTCCCTAAGCGCGTTTATTTCATCAGTAAGTCTACGTTTTTCATCTTTATCATTGCTTCGGTAAAATTCAGCTTCTTTAGATTTTATGTCGTATTCCAAACCAGATAATTTTTCTTGTTTATTTTGTTCGTTTAACATCTCTCTGTTTATAGCTGCAACGTCTGAAGCATATTCTTTATCTTTTTTCCATCTAAAAAAGTCAGTTGTTCCAGTGGTTTTAAACTGGTTGGCGTTCATCCTAGCATCTATGACTTCTTTTCTAGCAGCATTAATTTGAATATCTAATTCATTAAGCTTATTTTCATAATTCGTTTTTTGAGCTAACTGTTCGTCAGCTGTTAATAAATTATACTGTGTTGTTAATTCATCTTTTTCATTAATTAAAGCTGCTAATTTATTTTCAGACTCTTCTGTCATCAGACGAATCATTTCATTGTCATAACGTTTTTTATCAAATTCTTTCTTAATTTCTAGCGCTTTTTGAATATTCTTATCTAGAGAATTAAGAAAGTTGCTTTGAGGAATATTAATATCTTGTGGGCCAGCAAAACGCCAATCTATATCTAAAGCCATGGTAAATTTCCTTATACGAAAAATTTGGCAACAGAACCAATTACACTTAATAAATCAGACACACCTTCTATCATCGGTTTTTCTTGTGCTCTGAGGTTTGCTTCTGTTGTTGTTAAATTCGTTTTTCCTGCAGTTGCAGCTTGTTTAGAATTAATTAGGTTTGATATATAATCACCTAGAACAGTATCCATGGTGGACGAATCTTTACCATACGAAGTAGCTAAATCGTTATATAAATCCGAAAGTGTCTGATAACTTAATTTTTCATTTGCAATATTTGTATTATATTCTGATAACTTATTTGACCTATCTGTATTCATTCTGCCATAGGCTTTTTCATATTCATCTGACGCCATAGCCTGTGACTTAGCATTTAACGCGTTCAAATAATCAGAACTGAACATATTTCCAGCATTTGCCTGCGAATTCGTAATAGAATCCATTGCTGCATTCTTTCTGAGCTCAACAGATGGGTCCATGAACGTAGATATGTCGCCATTATACGAGAATGGTTTCGAAGGAGACCATGCGCCTAATTTTTCTAATTTGCCTAAGTAATTCTGCTGTTTAGCATACGAATCACCGTATTTATTTTGCATGCTCTGCAGGTATGAATTTAATAAAGCATTAGACTGCGCGTAGGTTTGGTCCCACGCGTTTTTTGTTCCTCGAAGAGCAGTAACTGCGTCATTAACTATTCCTCTGTTAGTTAATATGTTGTCATACCAATCTGACATACCTACCTCCTAACTTAATTGCGAATGAGTTTAAGAATTTCTTCGTCAGACTCTTCTTGCATTTCGCCGTCAGAATCTTCTTGAAGTTCTTCTTCTGTTTCTTCTGGAATTGTTTCTTGCATTTCAGCAGCTAATAGATATTCATCTAATAATTCTTCAATTTGTTCGAATAATTCTTGTTTGTTCATTTGTGCACTCCATTTATTTTATAATTATACATTCCATGACAGCAGGTTTTGCCGCATAGACGTTTGTTGAATTTACATTTATTATCACACTTTCGAAAGTATTGTCTTCATAATAAATTTTAATCACTTCTGTTGACTTAACTTTGAATGGTAATAATTTGTTTCCAGCTTCATTAACAACAGTTTTCCATATTTCGAATTTGCCCATGCGTAATATATCCCAGTCATTAATTTTATCGTTTGACCATTCACCAGCGATGGCTTGTATAATATCGCTTAAGTTAGAACCTTTGTTAATATCGATATTGTTCATTATATAACCATATCCAATGGCGAAATTTTAACAACACAGTCTGTTAACAATATATCCATATTTTCGCTGAAAGTAAATCTAAATACGCATACTCTTTGCATGCCTAAATTCGCGAACATAACACGATAAAAATATTGACCAGTTTTACCACATTGTTCTAATATCGTATTGCTGAAAGTATAGCCACCATCTTCGGATATTTCTAATTGAACCATTGGGTTAGCATCATAATTTACGACTGTTCCTGTATTCATTTCTATAGAAATTTCGTCTAAAGTATAGGCTTTATAATTGTCGACCAAAATAGGAGACTGTCTTTGTCTAATTAACGGAACAGTCTGGGCGTCATTGATATCTTCCATGTGATAATTTTTATCTAAATAAAATAAATGACCATCATTCGAGTGACCAAATATTATACGGTTTGTAAACCATACAGGGTGCACAACGTTCCATTTTAAATCTTTGCCTGTATTTATATTTCTAGAAGACCTTTCTGTCCATTCTTTCGTATACGCGTCATAGCAATAACTTTTGTTCTTTAACTGCAAAATATAAAAGGAGTGGTTTGATATTGAATACGAATAACCGAATATTTTGTCGTTTTCATCTATTAATATATCGTCTAGCCAAGTTGGTGATATTTTATTAAATTGTGTGCCATTTATTTGAAAAACACCTTTACCAGCTGTCATGCCATTTGAGACGAAGTAAATATTATTATTAACGTTTGCGACGGAATATACAGAATTTGAGTCAAGACCAATTTCACCATTGAACGAATATGAAATTCTGTTCCATGTTGAATATGAGTCACTTGAACCTCTTTGCCAAAATTCAACAGACTTCGAACCAAATACAGTAAGGTTTGACCCTATAGCATGTAGGGCTAAAACTGAATCTGAATTAGACTCACCATTTTTATATTGTGGCACGCCATAATCATCTAAAAATACCCATTCATCAGCATTAACTTCTTTATATTTTGGTTTTAAGCCATCATATTGCACTTCGCCATTTAATATATCCAATACATTTCTTTTTTCTTTTGATAATACGTAAGGTTTAGAATAATATGTATAGCCTGTTCCGAAATCATTAACGATAATAGAACCATCAACAACTTGTATATGGCTAGGTCTAATCGACACATTTTCTTCATTAATTCTTTCAGGTAATGAAATATACTTTAGCAAACCACCGTTTTTGAGGTCATAATAATAAATATTATACCCATCTGCAATTAATAACAATGGTCTTTCACCACCAGTTTCAGAAAATGTTGGAGTGGCTTGTGTTGCTATTCCACCTAATTCGTAAACGTCGTATTTATAATCTAATCTGTATATAGTATTATTAATTGCAAAGAAAGCGTCAGGCGCATTATTATTTTCTGTTAGACCGACAGATGCAACATACGACGCTTTACAGCCGACTGTTGAATCGACAATTGTCTTCAAATATTTAATACCATCTATTCCTTTTTGGTATTTAGCATTGCCATTAATTTCGGTATACATATTAACAGACAACGAAGAACCAGCTATATTGGGATATTTAGCTTTATTTTGGTCACCTATTAAAAAATTAACGACTTTTACCATCAGTTTACCACCCGTAACCCATCATAACACGTTCATAACCAGTAAGATAATCATCGTCATCCATTATTAAAGGCCTATTCGAGCTGTTAACACTTTTAATTAAATCTTTGCAACTTTCGAATTCACCTTTATAAATTGGAATATATTCAGTTCTTTTGAACCTAATCGCTAATTTATAGCATAGACCATTTAATATTAAAGAATTATATTTGTCATGTAAATATAATACGTCATTAATGGTTACATTTTCGAAATCATCTAAAAAAATAACTGTATATTTAGAGGCTCTAGAACCGTTTAACGTAATTTTGCCAACCATAATATTTAAAGTTGGGTCATATTCTATTTGATATGTAAATAATGAGGCTAGACCTGAAGTAGAATTTCTGTTAACTGCTTCTATGTTAGCATTTAATAAATTCGTGTGTTTGCCCATTCTATTCAAAGAGACGGACCTAATTGTTGCTGGTGGTTTATGGTTAACTGTGCACGCAGCATTTTCGCCTATGGTAATTGTCTTAGACGCATCAACATCGAAAGACTTAATATTGTCTAAAATATATTCTTGTAAATTTAAATCCCCTAATAAATTATTAATTTCTAATTCAGCGACTTTAGCCTTTGTTCCATTGACAGACTGGCCATCGCCAACAATACCTATTGACGTATACGCGTTTTGAATTAATTGGTTGATATTTATCATTAATACTCCGTAAATAATTTATTAGGAAATTAATAAGCTATACATACCAAAAAGATATGTATAGCTAATTTATTTTTATTGCTTAATATAAGTCGTAACCTGAGTTCTTGCGTCAGGAATACCTGCAGCATAAGGACAGTCAAGACGAGTTACAGAAGAACGGTCAGTAATTTGACCACCTTTAGCAACTTGAAGAGACAATAAATTCTTAAACGTCACAGAGTCATTTTCACAACCTGGGATATCATCAAATTTATATGTATCAAATGCTAGCGCATCTTCAGGACGAGCCACACCTACGAGATAAGTTGCACCCGATGTAAGAAGTGCAGTTCCAACTAGGTCGCCAGTAGGTGCTGTTGAAATATAAGCATTAGGCGCATTATAATTGCTGTCGCCAACACTAATTCGAATTGGTGCAACTTCAGCAAGACCAGCAGTTGTTGCATCAGACTGTAGAATAACAGTGAAGTCTTGGCTTGTCTGAATACCATTCATATCAACCAACTTTAATCCGTCAACTGCAAAGCATTCACCTTTCTTTCCACCAGCTGCAGAAACCGCAGTAATTTCTTGTGCGCCAATAACTGTTGCGCTTAAATCACCTGTGCCGCTAACTGCATTAAATGGAACAGTAATAGCAGATAAACTAGCCACGACAGTTGGCATATGTGGAGTGGAAACGACAGATAATCCACCAAATTCACCTAAGTAATTGTTGGAATAAATTTCTTTCTGGATATCAGAAGGAATGAATTGTCCTAAAGCACCTACAGACATTTTAGCGTTAGCTTTTGGGTCTTGGAAAATAACTTTAGAACCATCAGCTGCTGCATTTGTCAAAGCAGCAGCTGCATCAGCAACAACAGAAAGGCTAGCAGCAGACGCCACAACAACTTGGTTAGCCTGGAATATAGTGTCTGAAATAACGTCTTTAACGATTTCTCCACCCAATTTACGACCATTTACACGAGCTAGGCTGGTTGCATCTTCGATCGAAGTCAAATTTTCCCATGCATCATTTTCAACAAAAATACCTTTGTTTTTCATGGTGATATCATATTCAACTTCAGTGATATCAGACACAGCGTTAGACGCATCTAATCCTTCGAATACTTTACCAGTGCCTGGAATATAAACGGTGTAAGTTTTGCCAACTTTCTTACCTTTAACATCTTCTTGTTTAACGTAAGACTTGGCGCCTTTAATATAATCAGCATTGTCATATACTTGAGCAGCAATGACCTTTAATTTTTTAGCGGTAGATAATTTACCATTTTCAGTAGCCATTATAGGCCTCCTTTAATTTAAATGTTCGTTGAAATAATTCTATTGATCAACTTTATTATTTCCTTTGCTATTAAAGGAGTTCAACCATTAGCTAGATGGTTGAACGTGTTTGTCATTTAAGACATAGCTACAGCTATTTTTATACTGGTTAGCTTAACAGTCGGTGTAAATTAAATTTAGCTAGAAAATAATTTACACCTATTATGGTCTTCTGATATATTTATAAGAATAATCGTCTGTCAGAACAGCTTATTTACGTCTGCGCAACATTCTTAATAAATCATTGTCGTTAGCAAATACGTCTTTGATTGGTTCTGAATTAACGCCAGGTCTGCCAAGTGGCTTTGCTAACGTATTTTTCTGTTGGTTTTTGCTGTATAAGTCAGACTCCAATTGCTTTAATTCATAGAACCTAGCCATTGGAGTTTTTTGTCCAAATAACTGTTTGACTTTTTCAGGGTTCTTTGCTAATTCATACACAATCTTAGGGCCAATTTCTGACGAAACTAAATACGTTGCTATTTCTTTATCGCAGTCAATTAATCTGTCTAGACCTTTTTCGAACGCTGCTGAGACAGTATTAATATAATCATTATATTCTGCGTCCGTTTTAAACTGTTTTTTAATATTTTCGTCAGTCTTAGCTTTAACTTCTTCGTATAAGCTAAGCCTGTTAGACTCTTCTTCTTGTCTTGCTAATGCTTCTTGTTCCTTTTTAGACAAAATATTATTGACTCTAGACTCAGTCAAATAATCAATATATTCGTCGTCTGTTTCGAAGTCTTGACGAACCTTAGGACGGTATTTGTCAGGGTTCTTGAGTTTTTCTAATTCTTCTTTCAACTCAGAAAACTTTTTATTATTTTCTTCTAATATTTTTTCGTATTTACTCTTTTGTCTTGAAATTTGTTTTTTAAAAGAGTGTGTAATCTTGTCTTCATTTGATATTTTCGAAAGGTCAGGTTTTGACGCTTTTGTTTTTACATTATCATTTTCGACTTCTGTTGTCTCGACGTTAGACAATTCTTCATTTAATTCATCATCCATTTTTGACTCCTATTAATCGTTTGGATCACCTAATATATTTATTATTTTTCTATGAGTATTTATCTTAGGTTGAATATACTCATCTTCTTCAACATAAGTTAGAGCTAGAGCGTCAGCCTTATCCGGCGACCTGTTTAACAATAACTTAATTTCACTTTTAGCTACCAGAATATATCTGTCATAATTATCTAAATCAAATCTTATAGCTAATAATTCTGCAATTAATTCTTCGTTATCTATGTATAGACCATTTCTAACTCCTTTCGACATATTAAAATACATTTCAGCTCTTACATTAGCATACATTTGAGCACTTGCTTTACCAGCGAATGCTACCAAATTAACTGGACAAGTAAATTCTCTTTTACACACATCGTAAATAGACTCACCATATGCTTGGTCGATATTTACACACTGAACATCGTCTTTATCATAATTGTTCTTAATTAGCGACGCCATAATCAATGAATACATTTCTTGTCCATTCGTGATATTTCTTTCTATAATTTCAATAATTTTATTGCCCTTTCTAATACAGGCCACAGTATTATCCGAGCCTTGACCAGCTGGGTCTATTCCTATTTTTATAGAATAATTGCGCGAATTGTCATTTAAATTTTTAGGAAAATCTATACTCTTCAATAAATAGCTGTCGTCAGAATCTGATAATATGTCGCCATATAATTCCTGTCTTTTCATATTTTCGTCAGTAATAGCTGCTTCTGATAATGCTATTGACTCAGACGAAAGAAATGTATTGTCTGTCATTTTAGCAGTAAATATTTCAACGTCAGGGTCATCAAGTTTCTTTAATATCCATTTATTCCAATATGACCCACGTCTAGGTGTTGAACAGAACCTAACAGCAGGCGCAAAATCACCACGACAACATGGCGCAGCCACTGATAAAATATCTATAGGTGCTAACGCTAATTCGTCTATAATTAATAATCTGCATTCAGTAAGACCACGACATGTCTCGTAATTTTCAAAGCTATAACCATAACACTTGCCTTTTCCATATGATATTACCATTGAGCCTTTATTATACTTTGGACTAATTTCTAATTCATCGAATCTATTAATAACTTCAGCAAATAAATTTTGAGACAAAGACCCATATGTCTGGGAAAAAGCTAATACATTGTGTTCTTTTAAAAGCGCAAAGGTTATTAACCAGCTTAATATATAAGTCTTACCTACACCGCGAGCTGAGTAAATACCACTTAAATACTTTTTGCTGTTATAAAGCTTTCTTTGCACTGGTAAAAATGTAATTTCTTTACGCATCTTTAATTATTATTTCCAAAGGCCCAGAGTCGACTTTAACGTTTTGTTCAGCATTTAGATCAACAATTTTAGACTCAGTCCATCTCTCTCTAAATCGACGTTTGAGTATTTCTAAATAATTCATACGTCCTCTGGTATAATAATTTTCAGCTAATTCCATTTCTATTTTTTGGCAGAAAGTAATATACCATTCATCGAATCTATCAATTGCTGCTTGGTAATAATCAGGTTTATTATACCATCTATAATTTTTATTTAGGCTTTCTCTGAATTTCTTCGGTATATAATTTCGAATTAAGCGAATTATCTCCTGTGTTCTTTTTGCTTTGTCTTTAACGTTTTCTTGAACAGACCTACCACCAGTCATACCTTTGCATAATATGGCATAAGTAATTTTCGTAAGGTTGTAATCTTTATCTTCATCTGTTTCTAAGTCTAAGGCTTTCGATAATTCTTTAGCATCGACTTTTAATAATAAAGGTTCATCGCAGTATTCATACAACCAGTCGACAAATTCGTTCAACGTCTCGGTGGTTTTAACTGACGTAATGCGTCTAGGTGTATTATCCATTACAGACCTCCATTTAAGCCTTTATGGAGTTTAACAATATTCAAATTAATATCTTCAGCCACTTTTAAAATTTTATCTAACGTATTATTCATCTTAGAATATATTTCAAAAGTTTTATCTTTACTGATATCAGTATTCAAAGTATTTGTTTTTCTACTGTTCATAATGTGTTCCTTATATGTTATAGCACATATTGCTTTTATTTGTCTTTATTCATTTTAGCCATTTCTACGTGAATCTTATTTAATATTTCGACAACACTTTCTAATTTTTCTGTTAATTTTACAGTCTGATTCTCTACTTGAGTCATCCTGTATTTAAGTAATTTGTATTCTTCATCACGTTCTGCTTTGGTTGAATTTCTTTTGACTGATATAATTAAATATACTGCCAAAGCACCTAAAAGACCTATAGTCGAATCTGGTAAATCGCTGATTAATAATTGCAATACTTCCATTATTTAATCTCCATGACGCTAATACCTGTTATTCTGTTATGGAACGCCAATAATGCAGGATGGTCGCTATCAAATCCCCAACCGATGTTACCAGAATTCATAATACTTAAAGTGTCCATAGTTAAGTCGTCTTCAGGCTCAATTATTGACGGATAACTATTAAATGCTGCTCTATATGTTCCACCAACAGGAGGATATTCACCAAGTGATGTATGATAGTAGTTGGCTATTTCAGCAGATGCCATCCTTACTGCAGTCTTACCAGATGATATGCTCTGAGTTGAATCAGACAACCACATATGAAGAGAATATGCAACTTTATCGAGTTCTGCAACAGTCTTAGTCTGTTCAACACTACCTTCTATTCCTTCTGGAATAATCATATAACGCTTATCAGCATTCAATGTAATTGATGTGCTTAATGTAACTGTAGCAAGAGTAGTGCCTGAACTAATTTCAGCTGTAAGTCGACGCAAAGAATTCCATGATGTTCCCCATGATGCATCATAATGAGTTACTGTTGGCAGTCCTATAATTTCAGTGTTGAAGGTCTTAGACTTTGTTGTGCTATTGATTGTCAATGAACTCAATCCATTAGATGTATATGACTCAAATCTGTATCCTGATGAGCTTACTACAGCTAATTTATAGTATATTGCAGTGTTAGGCATGCCTACTTTCATTAGCACTTCTTCATTATCGTCAACAGCCGATTCCAGTTCAGCAAATGCTGCATCACTTAATGTAGGACTTGAGTAGTCAGTGGTAATAATATGCACATTAGCAGCGCCTATATTATTCCTTGCTATTGCTTTTTCATCTGTCGTAAAAGACTGTGCATATACCATCACTTCTTTTTTATTTGCCATATAATTGCTCCTTAAATGACCCAACTGTTATTGTCGTCGTCGTCGTCATACAATTTATTATACATGCCAAATTGGTGTGCAATCCTTACTGTATTATACTGATCCGGCCACCAGCCGTTATTGCTAGCGTGAATTATATTCGTTGGGTCTGACCATACTTTAAATTGCTGTGTGCCATCGCTGCATCCACATAGGAATCGATATGTTGTTCTAGCACTCAATGTAATTGGTGTGCTTAATGTAATTCTATGAGCATAACCATCTTCACCAACTTGACCTAATTCGGTAACAGTATTAGACTGACCAGACTTATTATTAGCAAATCCACTGTCGTATACACAATGTTCTGCTGCCCATTGGGCTGCAGTCTGCATGCAGTCAATCCATTCGAACGCTGAAATTGTCACATCCATTGCTGGCGTAACATCTCTAAAAGTCGAATTTTGTTGAGATGGATTAAATGAAGGCATGGCTGAAGTTCCAGTAGGAAGTGCATCGTCTAAGTCAACAAAAGGTTCAGTTGGAACATTGCATTCACCATTGCGAATTTGCATATAGAATCTAGGTGCAGACCATCTTTCGTTATAACCACTGTTCCAAGGACCAATGTAGTAGTTATAGTAAGTCACACCATCAATAACATTCGTCTGATAATGGTTCAATGTAGCTGTTGGGTCACTCATATCAAGTTCTTGACCACTCCACGTAATGTTCTCAACTGCACATGTCAATCTTGGTTCAGCTGGAATCGACTGATTGCCATAGCCTGGACAACCTGCAAGATATAGACCAGTGCTATGAGCAGCAGATGGCAAATATAATGTCGCGTAATACACTTTATCACATCTCAATTCAGTAATCGATGGATTTCTGTTCTTCAATGGAAATTCATTTACACCACCGACTACACTTACAGGACCAGTATCACCTACATAAGTTGTGCTGCCTTGTGATTGACCTTCTTT